ACCCTAAAGACTACCTGCTGTCGGTGATGAACGACCTGGAGTCAGAGCCGAAGCTGCGTGTTGATGCAGCCAAAGCCCTGATGCCTTTCGTACACCCTCGCAAAGGCGAGAGCGGTAAGAAGGATCAGGCCCAGGCCAACGCCGATAAGGCAGCCACCGGCAAGTTCGGCACCCGCCGCGGCCCGCTGCAGTCGGTGAAATGATGGAGTGGTCAACCGCCTGCACTGACTGGGAGCAGCGCATTGTTGCCCGCGAGAGCCTGATTCCGTTCGAGCCGCTGTTCCCGGGTGAGGCTGAGGAAGCCCTGGACGTGTTCGGTGCGTTGCGCATGGTGGACGCCACCGGCAGCCCGTTGATGTGCGAGACGGTCCGCCCTTGGGTGAATGAGTTCGTGGCTGCCATCTTCGGCGCCTACGATCCTGACTCCGGGCGCAGAATGATCAGCGAATTCATGCTCCTGATCAGCAAGAAGAACGGGAAGTCAACCATCGCCGCAGGCATCATGCTGACAGCTTTGATCCTCAATTGGCGAGCTTCGGGCGAATTCATCATTCTGGCGCCGACTAAGGAAATTGCGGACAACTCCTACCTGCCGATCAGGGATATGGTGGCGGCGGACGACGAGCTCAAAGCCTTACTGAAAGTGCAGGACCACCTACGCACCGTGACCCACCTGCAGACCAAGGCCACCCTCAAGGTGGTCGCGGCGGACAGCGAGACGGTTTCGGGAAAGAAGGCTATCGGCGTCTTCGTCGACGAGCTCTGGGTGTTTGGCAAGCGCGCCAATGCTGAGGCCATGTTGCGCGAGGCCACTGGCGGGCTGGCATCTCGGCCTGAAGGTTTCATCATCTGGGCCACTACCCAATCCGATGCGCCGCCGGCCGGGGTATTTCGGCAAAAGCTGCTATACGCCCGCAAGGTGCGTAGCGGGGAGATCGAAGACCGATCATTCCTGCCAGTGCTGTATGAGTTTCCCAAAGCCATGCTCGATGATGGCGCGCACCGGGATGCATCCAACGCTTACGTCACCAACCCGAACCTTGGCTTGTCGGTCGATGAGGCATTCATCGAGCGCGGGTACGCCCAGGCGCAGCTGGACGGCGAAGAGTCGTTCCGCGGTTTCCTGGCCAAGCACCTCAACGTCGAGATCGGCCTGGCGCTGCTGTCTGATCGCTGGGCGGGTGCGGATTTCTGGGAGGAGCAGGCCTCTGAACTGTGCCGCACGCTGGACGACTTAATCGAGCGCTGCGAGGTGATCGATATCGGCGTAGATGGCGGCGGACTGGATGACTTGCTGGGCCTGGCAGCAGTCGGGCGTGAGCAAGGCACAAGACGCTGGCTGACCTGGACGCACGCCTGGGCCCATCCGTCAGTGCTGGAGCGGCGTAAAGCCGAGGCGCCGCGCATCCGCGACTTCGCCAAGGATGGGCACCTGACTCTGGTTGAACGCATCGGCGACGACATTGAGGCAGTGGCGCAATTGGTGGCACAGGTCGAGCAGGCCGGCCTGCTGGACAAGGTCGGGCTCGACCCGGCCGGGGTCGGCGCGATTCTCGACGCCCTCGAAGCTTTTGGGATTCCGCGCGAAAAGATCGACGGCATTTCACAAGGCTGGCGCCTGGGCGGGGCAATCAAGACCGCCGAGCGCAAGCTCGCTGAGGGTACGCTGTTGCACGGCGGCCAGCCAATGATGGCTTGGTGCTGCGGTAACGCAAAGGTAGAGCCGCGCGGCAACTCGATCCTCATCACCAAGCAGGCCAGCGGCTCGGCCAAGATCGACCCGCTGATGGCGCTCTTTAACGCGGTCACGCTGATGGCGCTCAACCCCGAGGCGAAGGGCGGCATGGACAACTACCTCAACAACGGCTTCTTCGACCTCATAGGCTGACCATGGGATTCAAATGGTACAACCCCACGACCTGGGGATTTTTCGGGTACACCGACCCGGCCACGGGAAACTACGTGGAGTCAGACCTCGAGGTGGGCGGCAAGCAGACCAAGGCCGGGGTGCGCATCACCGCCAGAACGGCGCTGTCGATCAGCATGGTCTGGTCCTGCGTCAAGATCCTTTCCGAGTCACTCAGCGGCCTGCCGCTCAAGCTGTACGACGACAAGGGCGGGGGCCGGGAGCTGGTCAGCGGTAACGACCGGATGCTCAAGCTGCTGCGCAAACCCAACCCCTACATGACGATGCTGAACTTCCTCAAGTTCGTGGTCGTGAACATGGCGCTGCGCGGCAACGCCTTCGCCTTGATCGAGCGCAACGGCAAGGGGGACGTAATCGGCCTGGTTCCGCTCAACTGGAGGTCGGTCAAGATCGATACAGACGAGGACCTGCTGTACATCGTCACGCCGAGCGAAGGCGATCCTTTCCCGGTGTCACCAGAGCACATGTTGCACTTCAAGCTGTTCAGCCTGGACGGCATTGTCGGACTTTCGCCGCTTGAGTACCAAGCAGAAACCATGGGCCTGGCCAAGGCTGGCCAGCAGTGGTCGGCCCGCTTCATGAGGAAGGGCGGATTCACCGGTGGCTATGTCATCTACGACGGCTTCCTGAGCGATGCGCAACAAGCTCAGGTCCTGAAGCGTTTCCCCGATGTACGCAAAGCCGATACGGATGACATCGGCAAGATGGCGATCCTGCAGGGTGGGCCGAAGATCGTCCCGGCCGGGATCAGCCAGAAGGACGCCCAGTTCATCGAGTCGCAGCAGTTCCAGGAAGAAGCCCTGGCCGGCATTTACGGCGTGCCGCTGTGGCTGGCCAACCGTGCGGGCAAAACCTCGATCATGGGCTCGAACCTTGAGCAGCAGCTTATCGGGTTCATCACCTTCGGCCTCAAGCCCTACATCGACACCATTGAAGACGAGCTGAACAGCAAGCTGTTTGGCAGCACCGCTCGCTTCGTCGAGTTCGTGGTCGAGGGGCTGCTGCGCGCAGATAGCGCAGGCCGTGCCACGTACCTGGGTGCAGCGCTCGGAGGTTCAGGCGGCTCTGGCTGGATGACCATTAACGAAGCCCGCGCCAAGGAAAATCTGCCTCTCTTGGAAGGCGACGAATACAACCGGGTCACCCGGTGGGAGGTTCAGAAAAATGGCGACTCTTGAGGTTCCAATCGAGCTCAAGTCGGTTGACGACGCGGGCAACTTCGAAGCCTACGCCGCCGTGTTCAACAACGTGGACCTGGGCGATGACGTGATCATGCCTGGCGCTTTCACGCGAGTTAAGGCGATGCGAAACGGCAAGCTCAAGCTGGCGCTGTATCACGATCTGACCCGCTTGGTCGGCGCTGCGGACTACATCCAGGACGACCATGGGCTGCTGCTCAAAGGCCAGGTCAATCTCAATGTGAGTTATGCCCGCGATGCCTACGAGCTGATGAAGGCTGACATCCTCGACAGCATGTCGATCGGCTTCAACACCATCAAGGCAGATTTTGAGGATCGCGCAGGACGACGTGTGCGCCTCATCAAGGAGGCCGAATTGTGGGAGGCCTCCTTCGTACCGTTCGGCATGAACCCGGAGGCACAAGTCCTCAGCGTCAAATCGGACATCAGGCTTTTCGAGAAGGCCCTGCGCGAGCGTATGGGCCTCTCGCAGAAGGAAGCGGCGGCAGTCGCTTCGCTCGGCTACACCGCGCTTCGCCGTGACGGCGGCAGCGAGGCCACGGCGATCGTGGATGAGCTGAAAGACATTTCCACACTGTTCACCACCCATTTTGGAGCATCGCAATGAGCGAAGTGAAAGAGCTGAAAGACTCCTTGGAGCTGCAACTGAAGAGCGGCTTCCAAGGCCTGCAACAGAAGTACGACGCTGCAATCAGCGAAATCGAGAAAGGCAACCAAGTCACCACTGATCTCAAGAGCCAGATCGCCAACCAGAAGGGCGAGCTCGAGCGTGTCATCGAGCAGGTGCAGGACCTGGAGCAGAAAGGTGTGAAGCTGCGCGGCCAGCCAGGCGAGGGCAAGAGCTTCATCGACCTGGTCAAGGGCCACGACAATTACAAGGGTCTGCAGCAAAAGAGCGTTAGCACCGCCGAGATCGAGGTGACCAAGTCCGATCTGGCCAGCATGAAGGAGATGAAGGTCACCAGCGCGGGCATCGTAGCGCCGATCTACGATCCAGTGATCCAGCCTGGCCTGCGTCAAGAACTGCGTATCCGCGACTTGCTTACTACCATCCCAGTCACTGGCCAGAACTACACCTACTTCCGCGAGAACGTGCACACCCGCGGTGCCAAACCCGTGGCAGAGGGCGGTCTCAAGCCAACCAGCAACGTGACCTTCACCACCGAAACCGATCGGGTGAAAAAGATTGCAGTGTGGATGCCGGCCACCGACGAAGTGTTGTCTGACGTGCCGCAAATGTTTGCCTACCTACAGCAGCTGCTGCGATACGACCTCAAGCTTGAGGAAGAAGCGCAGATCCTCAAAGGTGATGGTGCCGGCGAGAACCTGCCCGGCCTGATGACCCAGGCCACCACCTACAACACGGCGCTGAGCAAGGCTGGCGACACTGCCATCGACTTGGTGCGCCGCGCGATCTACCAAGTGCGCAAACAGTCGCTGATGTCTGCTGACGGCGTGGTGATGACTGAGCTCGACTGGATGAACATCGAGCTGCAGAAGGATGGCGAGAATCGCTACCTGTTCGCGAACCTGCAAGGCCTGGTGACCCCGGTCCTCTGGGGTCGTCCGGTGATCACTTCCGACAGCATGGATGAAGGTGATTCCGACGCAGGTGGCGAGTTCCTGGTAGCCAACTTCGCACGCTCTACCACCCTGTTCGATCGCATGTCGTTCCAGTTCAAGATGGGCTTGATCAACGACCAGTTCATCCGGAACGAAATCGCGCTGCTGGTCGAGGAGCGCCTGGGGCTGGGCGTTCGCCGCAAGGAAGCTCTGGTCAAGGGCAACTTCCCCGCAGCCGCTTAACCCATCAGTCAAGGCCGGCATTTCGCCGGCCTCTTTGTTTCAGGAGGCACTATGCACATCAAAGCTCTGTGGGGTTTCGTCGGCAACGCCGAACTGCTCGGCGCCGACTCGGCCAAGGTCAAGCGCGGCCAGGAATTCGAGAAGGCCGACGACGAGTATGCCCACACGTTGCTGGGCAAAGGCCTGGCCGTTGAGCTGGATGCCAGCGGCAAGCCCAAGTTGGCCAAGCCCAAGGAAGCCAAGCCGGCGGCCCCGAAAGAGGCCAAGTAAATGCTCGACTTAGCTACCGTGAAGCTGCACTTGCGGGTCGACGGTGACGATGAAGACGCTCTGATCGGCGGGTATGTCGAAGCCGCGAAGGCGCACGTCGAGCAGCACTGCGACCGCAAGCTAGTGGAGGCCGATCCGGTTGAGCCCGAAGAGATGGGCTTGACCGGAGACGTCGAGCAGGCGGTCCTGCTGCTAGTAGGTCACTGGTACGCCAACCGCGAGGCCGTTGCCGTGGGCACCATCGCCACGGCCATGCCGCTCGCCGTCGAAAGGCTGCTCTGGTACAGGAAGCGATTCTGATGAGAGCAGGCCCACTTCGACATCGATGCTCTCTGGTGCAAGAAACCCTGGTGCCAGATGAGGGTGGTGGCCAGGAGAGAGGCTGGGTATCTATTCGAGACGTTTGGGCAGAGATCCAGCTGCCTACTGGCCGCGTGGAGTCAGTCGCAAACCAGCTCCAAGCTGCAATCTCGGCTGAGATTCGAGTCCGTTACGCCCGTGACTTCAAGGCGGGCATGCGCCTGGTTCATAAGGCCACCGGCAATACCTACCTGATCGAGGCCCCCCTGGCCAGCAATGAGCGCGACATGCTCCGCTTGCTGTGCTCCAGTGTCACCAACCCCTGAGGAAAAAATGATGAAAGTACGAGCTCTGGCCAGTCTCTCTGGCCCAATGGGTGAAAAAGCGATCGGCGAAACCTTTGATGTGAAGGCAGAGGAAGGGCGCACCCTGATCGAAAACAAACAAGCGGAAGAGGTCACCACTGCCCCCAAGGCCGCAGATAAGCCCAAGGCAGCAGCGGCGGCAAAGAGCGAGTGAAGTGGTCCGCCGCTCGCGCCTGACGGGCGATATCAGGCTCCGCAAAACGCTCCGGGCCATCCACCAGACCGTAGACAACGAGGTGAGAGGCGCCATGCAGGAAGGGGCCGAGAAGATCCTGGCCAGTATGAAAGAGTTCGTGCCCAAGGATACCGGTGCTGGCGCCGCAGCTTTGACTGCCTATGTAGCCCCCAGCGGCCTTGACGCTCAGATAGGCCTGCGTGGCAA